CCCCCGGGGAGTCGATTGATCTCGGCATTGGAGCCGAGACGCACCTTGTGTGCGTTCTAATACTGGCCGGGGGACCCCTCCATAAGGAGTGTATCTTGGACAGATTCCGCAGACGCGACCTTGAACCGATTTTCTCTACATCTTCCGGCGCTACTCGCGCCGGTGTCCTCAACTCCCCTGGAGAGTGGTATCCTTGGGCTGAAATCAGCCCAGATATCATTACTCGTCAGGGTTGGGAGGAAATGAGAGATAAGAAAAATCCTGGTTTCTTTAAAGCAGAGCGCGAGGGGACCCTTAAACCGGTCTCCCCGATGTTCCGCTTGAAAGAGGATTATCTTATAACCCCTGGGTCTGGCGTCATTGACGTCAGCAACCAGTGGGGCCATCGGTATCAACACCGCGTGCAAGGCTACTTTCGCCCGCAAGGGTTCGAGTGGGATCCACCGCTTCCTGCGGTAGATCCTCCCTATGCACATGTGCTGCAAGAGGCTTTAAGCCGCGCGCAGACTGATGCATGGGATGCCTTGACATTCGCTGCGGAATTCCGCAAGACGACGGAAATGGTTATCGGTTTGCGTTCGCGCGCCGAAAAACTATACGACACCTTTGCAAGTCGCGTGGCCGCTAAGGTCAAACGAACTACCAAGGGGGTCGACATCTCCAAAATCATATCAGAGGTTTGGCTCGAGATGCGCTATGGTTGGCGCCCTCTCTTGTTCGACATTGCTGATATAAATGAGGCGATCCGTCGCCTGCAGATGGGAGTGGAAGATCCACTGCAGCGTGCTTATGCTTCGGACAGTTCAATGAGCTCTGATTCACGTACGTTCACCGAAAAGCGTATGCTTATCGGTGCTGCGAACGCTGACTTCAACTCGTGTTCCTGCTCGGTGCGTAGCACAACATCTGTGGAGTATAAACTCCACGCTTCCGTGGGCTTACAGGTTACTACTCGTGAAACCACTTTGGCGGACCCTGTAGTGACTGCGTGGGAGCTTGTTCCGTTCAGCTTTATCCTCGACTGGTTTATTACCATCGGAGATATGCTGGCGGCTTTCTCGCCCTTCGCAACTGGACAGCTCAGGTACTCAACGATCTCAATCGAGACGGTACAGAGACAAAACTCTTCGTTCCTCGTTGTCCCAGATCCTGGGATAGCGGTGTTCGAGAATAGTATGTCTCCGTGTGTCTCGGAGCGGACCGTGACGACGTATTCACGTCGCCTTGAGAACCCAACCCCAACCTTGGCTTTTAAGGTGAACCTCGATGCCTTCAAGATCCTTGATCTTGTTGCTCTTTGGCTCGCCCGTAATGCCAAAATCACTAAGCGCATTCTGCGCCATTTCTAAGGAGCCTATCATGGCTTTTACAGTACCTGCAACCTGGAAGCGTCATTCCATCAACAACGACGGCAACTCAATCACCTTCACCCGTCCAGGGCATACGGTGAAAGAGCCCAAGTTGGCTATCGTGTCGCGCACTGTTGCGCAGTACGATCAGAACCGCCAGAGTTGGTCCACCCCTGCGTACCGCGTGCGCGTATTTGACGGCGTACTGAATGCGGATGGTCAACCTGACCCAACCCGCACCATGTACGACCTGACTGTACGCGCGAGCATCAACGCTAACGGCTCTGCCGTTGTCGCTGGTGTACACTCGGATTTCCTCCTGGTCGTCGACCAAGATGAATTCGCAGCCAACTCTGTGGGCGCTCAGGAATTTCCTGTTCCCACTTGATGGTTCCCTTCTCACTCCCTAAGGAGTAACAAGATGATACGTACTGCTGCAACACTTGGCTTTGCCGATTGGCTCGAATACGAACGCTATCTTTGTTCTGCCTATCACCCTCTTCCGCGACCTGGTCAATCGATCAGGATCGCTGGTATGAGTAGCATCCATCCGGATGCCTGGTTGATAGTTGACGAAGATGGCTACGTCCGGCTCGCATCCTGCGAGCTGGCCGTACGACTAGAAAAGCAATGGAGCGCCTCTTATGAAGCGTGCTAAAGCAAAAGTCGTTCCGTTCGATGTTCGGCAGTACCTCGGCCATGTGATTTACGACCTGAGATGCAACGGTGCTGAAATCCCTGGGATCCTCCCAAGGGCACCGGAAGAAATACGGTCGTACATCAACAACCTTTCAGACGAAGCAGATGCATGTCTGGAAGAAATTCCAATACACCAGTATGCAGCCATCCAGCAGTTGAAAGCCTGCGTAAGCAAGCTGGAGACCTTTGGGGCTGTTGACAACCGAACCCGTCGACAACGAGCCCTAGAGAAGTTCCATCTCTCTGAGGCGAGCTGTCGACGTGTGAATAAGCGTCTTCGTTGGTACGGAAAACGCCTTCATAGGTTGTCACCGAGTCTTTCGCAAGTGATCGTCGGAATGCAGCACCGCATCGCGGTGTGGCTGAACGATCCAATCTCTTTCGAAGAGTTCTCGGACTGTGCGTTTGGACCTGGCCTTACGTTCGGGATGAGCAGCGCCGACCGTCACATTATCTATAAGATATGTGGCGATCAGACCTGTACTCCCCGGGCGCGACAACTTGCCGCTGAGGTTCTCACCAAGCTGTTCCCTCATTGGGGACAGCACCTCGCTGACCACGGCAAAAACCTGGTCAGTGTAAACGGCAACCGCCTCACGTTTGTACCGAAGTCGTGCGATATCTATCGGACGATCGCGGTGGAGCCCTCCCTCAACGTCTTTCTTCAGAATGGCATTGATCGCGCGCTTCGTCGTAGAATGCGGCCCTTTGGACTGCTTCTCGACGATCAACAAGCGAGCATCGACGCTATGAAGACAGGTTGGGATAAGGATTCGGTTGCAACTATCGATCTATCTTCCGCTAGTGACTCTGTCGCTATGGAGACGGTTCGACTGTTGTTCCCGGACAATTGGTACAAGCTTTTCTGTACCGTTCGCTCCCCAGAGTACACTCTGGACAAAGGATCCACATGGTCCGCCTACGAGAAATTCTCGTCGATGGGCAATGGCACGACTTTCCCGATCGAATCGATCATCTTCCTAGCAGCGGCGCAAGCTTGCGCTGCATACTGTGGAGACGATCTTCGGGGCATTCGTGTTTACGGAGACGATATCGTTACAAAGCCGCAGAGTAGCTTGCTCCTCATAGAGGTGTTGGCGTTCTTTGGTTTTAAAACGAATCGGTCGAAGACGTTTGTTTTTGGTCGTTTTCGTGAATGTTGTGGTACTGACATTCTTGATGGCACCGATATACGTCCTGTCTTCCTCCGTAAGATCCCGAAGCACGCCGATGAGATAGCTAGCTTACACAATAGGCTAGCGTCTTGTCGATACGGCTTCGCGTTTGGATCCACGCTGTCATACCTTGTGTCACTCGTAGACTTCCCCCTGTTTGGGCCCCGATACGTCGGGTCCGCACAGAAGACTTTTCTGCACCCTAGTGGTGTGGAGGAGTCAGTCCAAGAGTGGTACGCTGGAAAATGTCAGCTTCCAGATAGCTACTTCTTCGGATCAGGACGGGGCTTGCCCCGCTTATGGTCAGAATGGTGGCATACAGGCCTAGTCAGCCTGGATATCTGGGTCCGTGGCAAGGATGAAGTCGATAGATCGATGAAGCGGCTCACGCCGCGCGATCGATATCTCGGCTTCCTCTATGGTCTCGGACAACGGATCCACCGACCCTCAAACAGGCTTTGCCTCCGGAAAGTACCCTTCACAGGGTCCTGGCCGGCGGCGAGTCCGCATCAGTCGGTGTATGAGGCGGG